CTATTATCAAGACGATGATGAATCAGATGGTGCAGAAATTCATCACATCCTTTATGGGTGGTGGTGGAACTTCGTTTGGTTCAAGTTTCCTTGGCGGTCTGTTTGGTAAAAATGCTGTAGGCAACGCTTTTCAGAGCGGTACTGGATTACCATACGGTATCTATGACAAACCTACATTCTTTCAGATGGGAACTCCTATTCAGAAGTTTGCCAAAGGTGGGGTGCTCGGTGAAGCTGGACCAGAAGCTATCATGCCTCTGAAACGTGGCGGTGATGGTAAGCTAGGCGTGTCTGCTGCTCCAACTGTTATCAACATAAACAATAATGCTGATGTTGAAGTGTCTGCTACAGAAACTTCTGGAGCTGACGGTACTAAGACTATAGATGTTATGATTGAGAGAAAGGTCAAGGATATGTTTGGATCTGGTCAAATGGATAAGCAGATGAAGAGTGCTTACAACCTTACGAGGAGTGCTGCATAATGGCTGCTATTAAAATCGCGCCACGACCTGCATCAATTGATGGTTGCATGTCTCAGTATAATGAAAAGTTTTTACCTAACACTATTCGTAGTCAAATGGATGATTTAGAAGTTAAGGTTCGTCGTAGGACTACAGGGTTATTACTTACTATAGATACACAAGTGACTCTCAAAGCAGAGCAGTATGATGACTTTATTAAATGGTTTCAGGTGGATCAACTAGGTGGTTCGCTACCAACAAGGATAAAACGCCCACAAGATGGCAAAGAAATTGTTGTGCGAATCACTGAACCTCCTGCTATCTCATGGATAGATAAAGGTGCGTTTATGGCTTCAATGAAATGGGAGCAAATGCCAGGATGGAGTAAACTATAATGGATCCACGTAATGTGCCTTCTTTATTTTCATCTTCATCTCCTATTGCTTGGTTATTTCTGCTTACTATTACTCTTCAAGGGCAACCACCAATTCGATTGGTAAATAATAACGAAGAGATAACAAGTAGAGGAAATATTTATTCGCCATTCCCATTTGCTTTAAACTTACCAGAAGATACAGGAGATAGATTACCAAAAGTAACTCTATCTATTTCTAACATTTCAAGAGAAATTGTAGATACTCTTAGAGCACAAACATTTCCTCCAGCAATTATTGTTGAGTTAATAAGTAGTGCTTATCCTGATATCATTGAAAAGCGTTTAGATTTTCTACAGCTACGCTCTGTAAACTATGATGCTATAACCATCACTGGTCAGTTAGAAGTTGTGAACGTTTTAACTCGTGGCTTTCCTAGCGAAGTTTACGATCCCGTCCACTTTCCAGGACTATTCCGATAGTTTTCTGTAGCCCTCTAGCCGAGGGTTATGGTAAGTTATTGAAAGGAGTTAGGATGAGCCTCCTAAAGTATATAGGTATTCCCTACGTTGTAGGTAAAGAAAGTTTCGATGAAGCAGATTGCTATGGTATTTGTAGACTGTTTGCTCAACATGAACTAAATATAGAATTACCGCAGTACATGTATTCAACATTAGATAATGAAGCTATCGCAGAAAAAGCCATCGCAGAAGCTGGACACAGTTTAGGAACTGGATGGTCAAAGGTATCCAAAGATATTCTTCAATTAGGCGACATAGTTACTTTTAGAATTATGGGCCATGAGACTCATTGTGGAATTATGATAGACAAGTATCAATTTCTACACACTCTCAAAGGGCGCCAAAGTTGTATAGAAGAGTTATCACACATCAATTGGGTTCATCGACACACAGGGAGTTTTAGATGGAAGAACAAAAACTAAAAGAGCAGTTTAAGCAGAAAGAATTAGTTCGCTTACTGACTCCTAGTGGTAAACAAGATCTAACTGTTGTCGCAGCTCCTGGTGAAACGATTTCTTCATTAGTAAAGCGAACAATTGAGCCAGAGCTACAATGTTATATTGTGGCATTTAACCATGGCATGAAGATCGACGATCCAGACACTTTTACTCTTCAAGAGTCAGATAGTGTTCTGTTGACTGTTGTTCCTCAAGGCGGTGGTGGCCTGCTTAAAACAGTGCTAAGCGTTGCTGTGATGGTTGCTGCGGTTGCTTTTGCTGCTCCGACAGGTGGTGCATCTTTGTGGCTAGCTGGAGCAACAGGAATGTCTGCTGCAACTGCTGGTATGGTTATTGGTATGGGCATCTCAATGGTTGGGATGATGGCAATTAATGCCCTTATTCCTCCACCTTCAATGAACACCGACAATCTTGGCGGCGGTTATAGTGCTAAATCTGAGTCACCAACATACTCGATTGGTGGTCAGTCTAACTCAGCACGTAAATATGGAGCTGTCACTAAGATTTATGGTAGACATAAATATTTTCCAACACTTGCAGCAAACCCATTAATTGTTAATCTAGGGCATGACTCAAAGATCTCTGCTTTATACGACTTTGGTATTGGTGATGTAAAAGTTGAAGAGTTAAAGATTGGAGATGCAGATGCATCAAACTATTCTCCAGAATTAAAATGGCATAAAAATGTAAAAACAAAAGCTACAGAGTTCTTAAATCGTAAAGTTGGCTATGACCAATTTTCATACGTGTTAAAGAAAGATTCTGAGTTAATAATTAGAACAAAACCAGGCACTGTCTCGTTCGATATTGACTTTACTTTTAACAGAGGTCTCGGCTACCAAAATAATAGTGGTGGTATAGATGGGCGAACTGTTACAATTAAAATGGAGTATCGCCTTGTTGGCTCGACTACTTGGACATCTATTGGTAGCGATAAAGTATTTGGTGCTAGTGTGTCTGGCGATCCAGTACAAGTCTCTGGATCAAGCTTAAAACCTTTTGTTGCAGTAGCACAAGTAAGTGGTCTGCCTATTGGCGAGTATGAGATTAGAGTTGTAAAGCAAAGTGCAGATATTACAGACGCCCGAGAAGTTGGAGATGTTGGTCTTACCATGATTAAGTCCTATCAAGAAGGCTTAATCTGTAATCTTGAGCACCCTCATACAATGCTTGAGATGAGATTACTTGCGTCTGAGAAACTATCAGGCACAGTGCAAAATCTAAACGCCATTTGTACTTCTATTCTAAGAACAACCACAGATGGTTCCACATTTACAGCAAAAGAGACAAGAAATCCTGCATGGATTGCTCTTGACATTCTGACTGGCGATGCAAACTTTAAACCACTTGAAGATGGTGTAATCGACTTTCCATCATTTATTAAGTTTGCTGACTTCTGTGAGAAGCATAAATACTTTGCAGACTTCGTAGTTGATTATAAAACTACGGTGCAAGAGCTTCTTACATCTGTGCTATCTGTTGGTCATGCGAGTTTGTTGCTCACAACTAGCGGTAAGTATGGCATATTAATCGATGAAGAGAAACATATTCCTCGTCAGATTATTACTCCTGCAAACTCTTGGGGATTCTCTGGAAGTAGAGTATTTCCAGACCACCCTCATGCCTTTATTGTATCATTTATTAATGGATGGGACACAACGCACAGTCGTGGAGATTCTCCATCTGTCACTTGGCAGAAAGACGAGCGTATTGTTTATGCGGATGGCTACGACGAAACTAATGCTACAAAGTTTGAATCGCTAGGCACGTTTGGCATCACTGACAGTGACCAAGCATGGCGCTTTGGTCGCTACATGTTGGCTCAAGGCATCCATCGTAGTGAGACGTTTAGCGTCACCATGGATGTTGAGCATATTGCGGTTCAACGTGGAGATCTAGTCCACGTCGCTCATGATGTGCCTAAGATTGGAGGCATGGCTTGTAGAGTTATCAGTGTTGTAGGTAATGATGTTCTTGTTGATACTGAACTTGGGGTATCCCCTAATGGTTACTCTGTGCGTCTTGACGATGGCACAGTAAGAACTGGCCTAGTAACATCTACACTTACAAGCACAAGCTTTACTCTTGACGACGCTACAGGTATTGCTGAAGATGATTTGATTGTCTTTGGTCAAGTAGATAGAATCATAGGTAAATTCATTGTTCAATCTATTATGCCACAAGCTAATCTAACAGCTGAGTTACAGTTGGTAAAGTATGCTCCTGAAGTATACACTGCAGAGACTGGTAAGATTCCTCCATGGGATCCTGAAATAGCTGTAGATATGATTAACTCCTCTGACCTAAAGGTTATTGATCTTAAAGCGCTCCAACAGTTAATCCATATTGATCGTTATCCATTTGTTAAGATTGATCTTAAGTGGGGCATCTCTGGATTTAACTATGCAGACTCTGAGATTGTTCTATGGGTTGATGGTAAACCTACAAGTCTTGGCCGTTCATCGTTAATGACTTATGAGCATTTAATAGAGGTATTAAAGAATCCTCTATTGATGAATAAGAAGTTAGAGTTCGAAGTTGTGCCATTTAATGGTTCAGGAGTACAAGGTACATCTGCTAAAGTAGATATCACGCCCAAACCTGACGATCAGATTCCTGCTGATGTTTCAGGCTTCTCTGTTAACGTTCAAGATATGTTAGTTGAGATTTTCTGGGATAAACATGAAGATGAGGATGTTGATTTCTTTGAGGTACGCTATTCTCCTAATGTTGATGGTAACTGGAACGCTTCACAGTTGATTGGAATTCTTCCACACAACAGTATGAAGACTTCTGCTGGTGCAAGAACTGGTAGATATTTTATCCAAGCCGTCGATACGTCTGGCAATCGCTCACATATCGCTTCTCAACGCACTACAAT